TTATTTGTTGTCATATTCGTCAAGAAAGCTGTGCTTTATTCCGTCCTTTTTGTAGGCGAGAACCGTGTCAATATTTACATTTTCAACGCTGCTGAATATGCATTTCTCAACATCGGGATTGCTCTTTTTAAGCTCGCGTATCAGCTCTTTCGTCTCCTGACGCTTTGAGTGATTCTGCCCGTCGTTACAGGTCGTGCAGGTGTCGGTGAACTTGCAGGCGCACTGGATGAAGTGAAGCCCGTTATAGTCGCGCCACGCTTTTATGTCGTCCTCGCGCACGAGGTAGAGGGGGCGAATCAGCTCCATGCCCGGATAGTTCGTGCTGTGGAGCTTGGGCATCATCGTCTGTATCTGCGCACCGTGGAGCATTCCCATGAGTATCGTCTCGATAACATCGTCGTAGTGGTGACCGAGCGCTATCTTGTTGCAGCCCAGCTCCTGCGCGAATTTATAAAGATATCCGCGCCGCATCCTCGCGCAGAGATAGCACGGCGATTTTTTAACATTGTAGACGGATTTGAATATGTCCGACTCAAATATGTTTATCGGGATGTTCAGCGCCCGCGCGTTGTCTTCGATTATCTTGCGGTTCTCGGGGTTATATCCGGGATCCATGACGAGATATTTGACCTCGAAATTCACTTTGCTGTATCTTTTAAGCTCCTGAAAGAGCTTCGCCATGAGCATCGAGTCCTTGCCGCCGGATATGCATACCGCGACCCGGTCGCCCTCGTTGACGAGTTTATATATCTTGAGAGCCTTCGTGAACGGACTCATTATCGAAACGCGGAATTTCTTTCTTAGGCTCTGCTCGACCTTCTGAAACAGTTCGCTGTCCTGCCGGTTCTGCATCTCATAGCGCATCCACGCGAGATAACCGCCCTCGAGGCTGTACGCTTCGTAGCCCTGCTTGCACAGCCTGTCCGCAATGTCTATGCTGAAAACTCCGTGCGCGCAGTAGATTATTATTTTTTTGTTCCTGTCCGCGGGCGGATTGTTCTCAAGCTCGTCGGCGGTTGTGTGCACCGAGCCGGAGATGAATCCATACGCCCTGTCCGTCTCGCTTCTTATGTCATAGACGGTGTATTCCCCGTCGTTGAGTTTCTTCAGCTGTTCTGCCGATATTTCCATTGCCTGCGCTCCAATGCTGCATTTTTGCCGTAAACGGTATTGCTATTATACCGCGAAACAAGGCGGTTTGTCTATAATAAAGGTGCAAAGTCCAATAAATGTCACGATGAAAAATAATGCTGCAAAAGCTGAATATCTTACGCCAAGTTAAAAGGACAGAGGTTTGAGTGTCAATAATAAATTGAAAAAAGGACTTGCTTTTGCAAGTCCTTTTTCATGGTCGGAGTGACGGGATTCGAACCCATGGCCTCTTGGTCCCGAAGCAAGCCAATATGGTGTATATTTGAATTTTTGGGGCAAAAACCACTATATATTGTGGTTGCGCTTGATACAAACGGCATAAAAAAGTAGGCTTGAAGCAGGCGTTACTACGGGGTTACTACGGATTTTTAAGATATTTTCGACATCTCTTTTTGCAGCGTTTCGTCCGATACAAGGGCATAATATTTCAGCGTTGTGCTGTATTCCTCATGGCCTAAAATCATCTGTGTGGCTTCGGGTGTTACGCCGTTTTCGACCATCATCGTGGCGCAAGTCTTGCGGCAACTGTGCGGCGATAGCCGTCGTACTCCGATGGCGTCAAGCGCATCATAATACTTTTTGCGCATATAGCACGAACTATAACCGGTGCCGTCATCCTTACATATGAGCTTTTGTCCTCCAACATTTAATCTTCTCTCAATATAAGGCTTTATGATCGGCAATACGGGGACATGGCGGTTTTCTCCGGCTTCGGTCTTCAGACCGCCAATAAGTATTTGCTCGTCGATGATGTAGTCATCCGGAGTTAAGGCGAGCAGTTCGGAGATGCGGAAACCGGTGTAGATCAGTATGAGTATAACATCCGCATACGGGACACGGTTTTCCGCAGCCTTCTTTATCTTCTCGACTTCTTCTGCGTTAAACGGGTGTATCTCGTTTTTCTTTTTCTTCGGCAATTTTACAAATTTGGAATAGTCTTTATGGCAGATATCACGCTCCAATGCGAGCGCGTAGAGCCGAGAAAAGGAACTTTTAATGTACGACAAAGACGTGCCGCTTTGCTCAAGGTGTGCGTCAATGCAGCTCTGCATATCCTCTGTTCTTAGTTCACGCATTTTGATAGCCTTTACATCTTCGGGAATCTTTTTCCAGGCGGCGTTGTAGCAATCCCGAGACTGTTTGGATATGTTTTTATACTCCGGGCGTGATAGCCATATCGTATGCAAATCATCAACGGTCATGTTTATCTCTGTGACCGGGTGTTCGATGTATTGCGCCAGAGCAGCCTTTGCCTCTTTGCTCGATGCGTAGTGCCCGAGGATTTCCTGCTTTTTAATCATCTTGCCCTGCTCGTCCAGGCTATAACTTGCCGGCAGCGCGACGACCCAGGGGCGCCGCTTGATATCCTTGCGTTTATATACGCTGCCTTCACCGTTTTCACGCTTTGCCATTAAAAAATCCGCTCCTTTTCACTTGTGTTTTGCCGGAGCGGATGATATAATAATTATATCAATCCACTCTATACGCATGGTGTGTGTTGATGCCTGAGCCCTCGGTGCTGGAACACCGAGGGTTCTTTTTTATTTAATCGTCAACAAAAGTTGGCGGCGTAACGACGGGTGTGTTGCCGGCCATAAGCGTTGTTAGCTGAGAAAGAAGCAGCGAAGCTTTTGCGGCACACATGGATATTATTTTTTTGTCTGCTTTAAGCAGCTCCAAAATATCGTTTTTGTTGAGCTTCATTCCATCGTCATTCAGGGTGCATATAATCCTAAATGAGATGTTTATTGAAATAAGCGGCTCTGGGGTTGCGGAAACGCGCCTTGAATATATAACAGACACTTGCCCTTCCGGATTTTCCGCTGTGTCGATATCTATGTTGTCACCAATGCTTATTTGGAGTGAGGGCAGCTTGCTAAGGACGCTGTCATCTAAGGCGTCGACAGCGCAAAGAGCGACAGTCGGCTTGTCGTTAAGATAATCAAAAAGATTCATTGTTTTACCTCCAAAGACAAAAGGTTTTTAGTGCTTGTAATATTATCCCAAAGTGTATTGTTTGCAACTATGACAGCCTCTTTGATTCGACGTTCGGACGCATTTAGCTCATCAATGACATTAGTTTGCACGTTGTCGAATAGTCTCTCAATTGCCATTTCAACGATGCGATTAATTGATATACCGGTTTTTAACGACTCGATTGCAATCTGTCGGTGTAATTCGGGGCTAATCCTTACATTAAACATTCCTCTGAATGGTTTCTGAGGTTCTTTGGATAGTGCTTTGCACATTTCCAAATAGTCGTCTACGGCTTCATGAAAGGCTTTCTCAACCTCGTCAGCGCGTTCGGCTTCGAACGTAACGAGATCGTTTATCAGCTCGATTTTTCCGTGCAGAACCTGGTCTTCTGCATCATAGAGCACAGAGGTGTAATACCCCTTGTACTCCATTACATTCTCCTTCATAGTTTTCCATCCTCTCTTAATTTAGCTATAGCATCTTTTATAGCATATCGCTTTACTATCTTTTGTGGGTGTGGCTTATGCATATTGATAATATTATTATTTTCGTCGACAAAGCGAACCGCAGAGCCGGAAGTGCTGCCGCAGTTGAATTCTTTATATCCGAAGTGAGAAAGAACACTAACCAACTCCTTATAAGTTAAGTCGTTAGGAATACTCAAAAAACGCTCTACCAATTTTTCAATCTGACTCAAAAAATAAACAGCCCCTTTAATGTAACTGAAACACAGTTACAACAAGATTTTACGCCCAAATGGCTAAAATATTCAATATATTTTTAGAATATTAAAAAATTTTACAATAATCTGTACTTTGCTCCTCATCTAACCGCGCTCAGATGGGCGACTGCTTTCTTAATTAGTTTTTAATTATCTCTCTCACGAGGAGATAAGGAACGCCGATGATGTGATACTGCTCGAGATTTGCGCCTGTCAACTCTTTGGGTGGGTAGGAAGGATTAAGCGGACTGAGCCTCACCATATCGTCAAAAATTTCGACACGCTTAAGCGTCGCGCATTCTCCATCATATATAACGGCTCCGACATCTCCGCTGCGCTCGACAAAGGTTTGCCGAAGAATGAGGACTTTATCGTCGGTGTGGTATATGGGATACATTGAATCGCCGTGTACCTTGAGAACAAAAAAGTCGGATTTGCTTCGTCCCTTGAGAAAAGAGCGCGGGACATCTATTGTTTCTCCGCTCCAGTCCTCTATAGCCATCTCATTGTACCCAGCAGCGATGCTGCCAAGAACCGGAAAGGTAACCACGTCATCAGTTACATTGGGAGAAAAAAGTTTAAATGATTGTGCTGATGTGTTGTCTTCCCAGCCCATCAATTTAGCCGGTGTAGTTCTGAGCAATTTCGCGATAATCTCGATTTTATCGGATGAGATAGTGGTGATGATGCCGCTCTCGTATTTTTGGACAGTTTGTTTGGAAACGCCGATTTCTCTGGCAATATCCTCTTGTGTTAAGCCAGCGGCCTTTCGTGCATATTTTATATTATTACCTAAAGACATATCTTGCACCTCCACGACCATTGTAACAGATTTGCGGCAAAAGTCAACTAAAAAGCGAAAAAATATTGCAAAAACGCTTGACAAGTGTTCTTTTGAATGTTAGTATAGTAGCGTAAAAAGCGACTAAGGAGGTGAAAATATGATAGCTACGGATGAAATTAAAGGCTTAATACGAGCACACGGGATGACCCAGGCGGATGTAGCGAAGCGAATGGGAATTCATGAAGCTACGCTTAATCGCAAGCTCAACAAAGGCGTTCTTAACAGCAACGAGATAGAGGCTATGATAAGTATCCTCGACATCAAAAATCCAGCGTCGATTTTTTTTGGTCATTGAGTCGCTTTTAAAGCGACTTTTGAGCGCGATGGGTCATTCAAAATACTCGACCTTTGAGGGTCGCAGAAAGGAGATGAAAAGATGAACAAAATCGAGATAAGAGTCGATCCGAACACGGGTCTGACGAGCAGTGTGAAGCTAGGCGGCGTTGAGATAGGACAATCAGTCCGCAGCGTTACATTTCATCACGAGGGCGGCTCTTGGCCTGTTTTGACACTGGAACTTGTGTCTAACGATGTTTTGCTTGACATTCCGAATGTTGCGGAAGATGTAGGCGCGTCGAAGGGTATCAGCGTTTGGAAAGCCACTCCAGTATCGGAGCAACCGCATAATTGATTACCAAAGGGACGACGGAGATGATTAGCGCAAGCACAGAAATAACAATTGCCTTACGGCTTCGGGACTCTGCATCGATTCTTGCGAGATACTCGTAACCCGCATGTGTCAGTTTGGCATCTCCGGATAAATCGATAAAGATGCTCCCATCGGCTGTTCTGACAGTATGGAGATTGCTGGCTATATATCCTTTGGATAAACAGGCGTTAAGTATTTCGCAATCCCACGGGGAGAGCTCTTGAATCTCTTTTCCTTCCAATATCCACATGAGCATCTTTCGCATACGGTGCTCATACTGGCGAATGTTTTTCGGTACATCTTGACTTTTAAAATTGCTGTCTTTTATCGGCTTCATGATTTGCACCTGCTTTGATAGAAATTAAAAAAAATTATATCACGCGAAAAGAAATAAATCAAGAAGGGAGGAAAAGAGGTGGACAACCAGCTGTTATTCAAAATATGTTTCGCTGTGGTAACCGGTAGCTTGGTCTCTGAAATCATCGCGCTGTGTGCAACTGCGAAATCCAAGAAAAGAAAGAATGGTAATAATGCCACCCACAATGGTGATAAGCAATCCCAACTTTTGGGCGGAATCCCAGAATGCAGCCCTTTTCTTGTGGCGCTTGCTGTTTGGGTGATCGTGGTTTGCGTTGTCATCATCGGCATCGTTGGTGGATGACGATTAAACTTTATTTAAATGAAAGGAGTACCACAATGAACGAGTTAATCAAAATCAATTATGAAAGCGACAGACCGACGGTCTTAGCAAGAGACCTGCACGAATTTCTTGAAGTTAAAACCGCCTACAAGGATTGGTTCCCGAGAATGTGCGAATATGGCTTTGCGGCAGGTGAGGATTTCAACCTGCTCAAAAATGAGCGGGTTCAGATCGAAGGTTCGAGAACTGTATCAAGAACCGTAGACGATGCACAACTTACCATCGATATGGCGAAAGAGATCTGTATGCTTCAGCGCAACGAGAAAGGCAAGCAGGCGAGACAGTATTTCTTACAGCTCGAAAGAGAGTGGAACTCACCCGAAGCGGTGATGTCGAGAGCCCTCAGAATGGCTGAGGAAAGGCTTGAGAGATTCAAAACTATAAACGCTAACCTCTCGGTTCAGAACGCCATTATGCAGCCGAAAGCGGAATATTTTGACGGTCTGTGCGACCGCGAGAGTCTTACCGGCGTCAGAGAAACGGCGAAGCTTCTCGGAATGAAGCAGAACGACTTCGTAAAGTGGCTTATAGACCACAAGTACATTTACCGCGACAAGCGCGGCAGGCTGATGCCCTGTGCGGAGCATGTCGACTCAGGGCTGTTCACCGTCAAGGAGACATACAACGATAAGACCGACTGGACAGGCGTTCAGATGCTTGTCACTGTAAAAGGAAAAGAACGCTTCTTGAAAGCGCTCTCGTGAAAGGAGACAAACACCATGCGTAAAAAAATGGCACTTATGTCAGTCGACGAGGCGTCAATGTACCTGAGAGAGGTTATCTACATACCGCCGCATCAGATCCGTCTGCTCGCGAGGGAGGGGAAATGCACCTTCTGTATCGCGATCAAAAATCCGAGCGGGTCGTACTCGTACTACATTAGGCTTGACCGGCTTGAGCAGTTCAAGCGCGGAGACATTGGTCTTATGGTGAGCTAAGGGCAAAAACAGAAAGGAGACATCAAAATGACAAAAGGATTTTTAACAATTGCCGTAGTGCTGGCGCTTGTCCTGCTTTTCGCGGCGGCAGCGGTTCCTGAGGAAATCACGATACCGGAGACAGAACCGATTATTGCGCCCGAGCTGACGGTATCGGCGCAGATACCCACAGCACGCTACCGGTTGACCGCAGACGAGCGAGAGCTTATATGCGAGGTTGTTATGGCTGAATCGGGAATCGAGCCGTTTGATGGCAAAATGGCGGTCTCACAGTGCGTTTTAAATGCGTGTGAAAAGACCGGCAAACGCCCCGCGGAGATAGTTGAGGAGTATGGTTACACCGACCGCAGGGTAGAACCGAACGCAGAGACGAGGGAAGCCGTCGCCGCGGTCTTTGATGCCGGCGAGACGGTGACAGACGCGAAGATACTTTTCTTCTACGCGCCGGTGTTGGTAAGCAGCGAGTGGCACGAATCACAGACCTATGTCTGCACCATCGGCGGACACCGATTTTTTGAGGAGGCGGAGCAATGAGAGCGCTTTTGATAGTGTTAATTGTGTTTTTATCATTAAATGCACTACTTAATCTTATCTTGGCTATATACTCGCTGATAACCGATGATAGCGATGGATTTTGGGGCGCACCGAGCTTTTTAGCATCCGTCGCCTTGATTATTGCACTCGCGCAGGAGCTGACGGAACTTTAAGAAAAGAGAGGGAGATATAACTATGGCATTAAAATTTGCAATTCAAACGGCGGCTGAATTTGTCGCTGTCATACTTATCATCTATGGCTTTTGCCGTGAGGACAAGCTCATAGCTTTTGAGGACGACCTCAAAGCAAAAATTTTAAACAGAAAGGAGACAAAACGCAATGGGAAATCAGACGACTAAAAGCCCGTTCGATGTGCAGATCCTTGCTGCCAGGCTAAAAGACCTGATGTGCGAAAGCGTGCCGAAAGTCACGCAGAAAGACCTTGCAGCGACGCTCGGCACTGTGCCTAACATGGTATCGGCATATATGCGCGGCAAGAGCTGTCCGTCGCTGCCGATGGCGGTGAACATAGCGCAGTATTTTGATGTGTCAATTGATTATCTCGCCGGCTTGACCGACCATCGGCGGCAGCAAGTAATCGTGTCAGCACCAACACCGACACCGAAGCGCATGAGAAACGGACCGTGGCGCAAAATGGCGATATGCAACAGCTGTGACTGGCGTCGCAGACTTTCGGCTCCGTGCGGTGACTGGGACGGAACGGCCTGTATGTACACTCACGAGACCGGGATTTTCCGCAGTTCGCCGCCGACGGAAGACGGCTGCGCATATTATAAAAGCCGCCAACGCTGAATGGGCAGCGAAGACGGCTGTGCAAATAACACAATAATAAAATAGCACAACCCGAGGAGGTTTGTCAATATGCCTTACTATCACACTTGCCCTCTTTGCGGTGCCAATCTTGACCCCGGAGAGAGATGCGACTGCACAACATATAACCTTAAGGAGGATTTTGAAAATGTTAGAAATGAAAGTAACTATTGCCCCGACAACGGAACTCGTCGCAGTGCTTGAGAAGCTCGCGACCGCTATTGGCGGAGGCAGCAAACGCCCGGAAACGGTAATCGAGGCACCCAAGGCACCGACAGTGCAGGTAACGCCGCTTCCGGCCGACCCTGCGCCTGCTCAGACTGTCACGCCCTCGGTTAACCCCGTGGCATCAACGGTACCGACCTCTGCGCCGCAGTACACCGTGGAGATGCTCGCGAATGCTGGAACAACGCTCGTTGACGCCGGTAAGATGCCGGAGCTCCTGCAGCTGCTTGCTGACTTCGGCGTCAACGCCATCACGGACCTTAAGCCCGAGACATATGGCGCTGTGGCCGGCAAGTTGCGTGCTCTCGGCGCGCAGATATGAAGGGAGTTGAGAAATATGCCACCTGAGACACATGCACTGCTGTCAGCTTCATCCGCTGCGCGGTGGCTGCACTGCACCGCTGCACCGAGGCTTGAAGCGCAGTTCCCCGAAACAAACTCGCACTATGCCGAAGAGGGTAGACTTGCGCACGCAATATGCGAGCTCAAAGTGATTAAGCATTTCACCATGCAGATTAAGCCGCGGGCTTTTACGGCAAAGCTCAACAAACTCAAGGCAGCGCCGCTCTATAACGACGAGATGGACAAAACCTCTGATTTGTACATAGAGCATTTGTCCGAAAGAGCCATGCAGTACTGTACCCGTCCGAATGTGGCGGCAGAGGTGCGCGTTGACTTTGGCGACTATGTGCCGGAGGGATACGGCACCTGTGACTGTATCATGATAGGCGGAGACACACTGAGCATTGTGGACTATAAACACGGTCAGGGTGTTCCGGTCTCGGCAGAAAATAACCCGCAGATGAGGCTTTATGCGCTCGGTGCGCTGAGACGATACGCGCCGGTGTTCGGAGACACGATCAAGTTTGTCAGCATGACCATTGACCAGCCGAGAATCCAATCAGAGGTCAGCACCGAAACAATAACTGTGGAGGAACTGCGCGCATGGGGCGAAAGCATCAAGCCGATAGCGCAGGAGGCATTCTCCGGCGAGGGCAGGTTTTGCGCCGGCGAGTGGTGCCGTTTCTGCCGAGCCCGTGCGACGTGCCGAGCCAGAGCGGAGCAGAACCTCGCACTGGAAGAATTCAAACAGCACGACATACACACTTTGACGGACGCAGAAATCGGAGACTGCCTCGCTCGTGGAGCGAACCTTGTGAAATGGTACAAGGATCTCGAAGATTACGCTCTCTCGGCACTTATCCGCGGTGAGTCCATTCCCGGATGGAAAGCCGTTGCCGGAAGAAGTATCAGAACATTCAGTAATCAGGATGCCGCCCTTGCCGCGGCAATTGCCGCAGGCTATGACGAGTCTCTTGTCTATGACCGCAAGCCGAAGACGCTTACCGAGCTCGAGAAGCTCATGGGCAAGGCAGAGTTTGCTGACAAGCTCGGCAGTTTTGTTGTCAAACCGCTCGGAAAGCCTACACTCGCGCCGAAATCAGATAAGCGTGAACCGTATAGCCCGGCGGCGGCAGATTTTGCGGGTGTTGCAAATGGATAACACAAAGAACTTCTCTATTCACCATGGCAACGGAACTGTTGTTGTTTATCCGGCGTTTTTAGAGAACGCACCGAACCCTAAAATCAAAAGCCTATTTACACTGGCGCAGAAGTGGTTTCGCGCAAATGCCGGCGTGATAGCGCGCATGAGTGAATACTTATATCTGCGTCGCGAAGATTGCAGAAAAGATGCCGTCGCGGCTAAGAAAAACTACTCCGACCTATATCAGGCGCCAGGATGGGAAAATGGTACCGTGACAACAGACAAAAAGATTATCAGAAAACAGGAACTTTCGAATAAGCGGCTTGCAGAGCGAGTAAAAAATTGCATGGCAAAGCTCAAAAAGATTGAATCGGTGTGTGAAATCTTCAACGAAAAGTTCCGTGATAACGGCTATCAAATCAATGACTAAATTTACAGGAGGATATATTCATGTATCAGAACATCAAAACAAAAGTACTTACAGGCGAGGTCAGACTCTCTTACTGCAACCTCATTACAGCACGCGCTGCCAAGCAGGGTGGAGACCCGAAATACAGTGTAACTTTGCTGATTCCTAAGACGGACACCGCGACCATCGCAGACATTCAGGCATCAATGCAGGCAGCGTATGATGACGGTGTAAGCAGCAAATGGGGTGGAGCGCATCCGGCACCCAAGACACTGCTCCACGACGGCGACGGGCTGCGTGAATCCGGGCTGCCCTATGGCGATGAGTGCAAAGGTCACTTTGTTATCACGGCATCAACCAAGAACAAGCCGCAGGTTGTCGGTATCGATAACATCAACTGCGAGCTTGCGCCGTCGGATATTTACAGCGGAATGTACGCTCGTGTAACCGTAAATTTCTTCCCGTATGACAGCGCAGGAAGCAAGGGCGTCGGATGCGGTCTCGGCAATGTGCTCAAGACTCGTGACGGAGAGCCCCTCGGGGGAGGAGCCTCCGCCGCCGCAGACTTTGAGGGTCTCGGTCAGAGCTTTGCCATAGCACAGCCCGCAACCAATGCATTTGTACCTAAAATAAACCCGATAACCGGACAGCCTATGTAAGGAGATAGAAAAAGAAATGGATCATTTAAGTATCGACCTCGAGACATTCTCAAGTGTGCCGATAGCTAAAGCCGGTGCTCAAAAATATATAGCGAGCCCGGATTTCGAGATCCTGCTTTTCGCCTATTCTCTCAACGGCGCTCCGTCCGTGTGCTGTGACATAGCACAGGGCGAGCTTTTGCCCGACTGGGTATTGGATGCGCTGTGCGATCCTCAGTGTCTGAAGCACGCATACAACGCAGCGTTTGAATGGGGTTGCCTCTCCAAGTTTATGGGGAGGCAGCTGCCTCCGGAACAGTGGCGCTGCACTATGTTTCACGGACTTTATGCGGGATACCCCGCAGGACTTGATGCCGCGGGGCGCGCCCTGGGTTTGCCGGAGGATAAGCGTAAACTCAGCACCGGCAAAGCATTGATACGGTATTTTTGCGTGCCCTGCACGCCGACGAAGAGCAACGGCGGCAGGCGCAGAAATCTGCCGAACCATGACCCGGCGCGATGGGAGCTGTTTAAAGAATATAACGCCCAGGATGTGACGACCGAAATGGAAATTGAACGGCGTCTTTCTCTGATTACCGTGCCGGACTGGCTGCAGAGGCAGTGGGAGACAGATCTTCTCATCAACGCCCGAGGCGTAGCTGTGGACATGGAAATGGTGAACGGGGCGCTCGAAATCGGAGCAACCGTGCGCGAATGGCTGACACAAGAGGCAGTTCGAATATCTGGTCTGAGTAATCCGAACAGCGTGCAGCAGCTCTCCGCTTGGCTTGAGCAGGAGACCGGGGAAGAGGTTACAGATCTGCGGAAAGATACCGTTGCAAAGATGATAGCGCGAGCACCGGATATTCCGGAGGTGCAGCGTATGCTTGAGATAAGGCAGGAGCTCGGTAAGACGAGCACGAAAAAGTATGATGCGATAGAGCAGGCTGTATGCCCTGACGGGCGCGTTCGGGGGCTGCTGCAATTCTACGGCGCCAACCGAACGGGCAGATGGGCAGGGCGCCTGGTACAGGTTCAGAACCTGCCGAGAACATACACGCAGCCGCTTGAACTCGCGAGAAATCTCGTAAAGCAGCGCAAACTTGACAATTTGAGACTGATTTACGGCAGTGTGCCGGATACGCTGTCACAGCTGATACGCACTGCATTTGTTGCGTCGGACGGTAATGTCCTCATCGATGCAGATTTCTCTGCAATAGAGGCGCGCGTAATATCGTGGCTGGCGGGGGAACAGTGGCGGCTCGAGGTTTTTAAGACCCACGGCAAAATTTACGAAGCGTCAGCTTCACAGATGTTCGGCGTACCGATTGAAAGAATAAAAAAGGGCAATCCTGAGTATGCCCTGCGGCAAAAGGGCAAGGTTGCGGAGCTCGCTCTCGGATATCAGGGCGGAGCGGGTGCATTGATAAATATGGGTGCTCTCGATATGGGCATACCCGAAGATGATTTGCCCGATATAGTGCAGCGCTGGCGCGACACAAACAAGCGTATATGCGACCTTTGGTACAAGATGAATTCCGCCGCAGTGGAGGCAATAAGTACCGGAAGCAGCGTCGGCGTTGGAAGGCTGCTTGTGTCTTGTGAATATGATGCTGCGCACGAGGTCGAGTATCTGACTGTTCTGCTTCCGAGCGGGCGAAAGCTGTATTATAACTCACCGCAGATTGGAGAAAACAAGTGGGGCGGACCGTCCATTTCATATATGGGCATGGATCAGACCACAAAGAAGTGGAAACGCATCGAGACCTACGGCGGAAAGCTTGTTGAGAATTGCGTTCAAGCTGTTGCACGCGATTGCCTGGCTCAGGCTATTGAAAACCTCGAGGCAAAGGGCTTGCCGGTCGTATTCCACATCCACGACGAGGTTGTTATAGATTGCCGTGCGGACACCGCGACGCTTGAAGATATCGTAGATATAATGAGCCGACCGATACCGTGGGCGCCTGGCTTACCGCTCAACGCCGACGGCTGGGTCGGGGGATTCTTCAAAAAAGATTAACGGTCGAGGAGAAGACGATATGCAACATGACCGAAAAATAACCATATCTTACGGCGCAAGCAGGCGCGCCACCGTGTGGAATCCGCAGACCCTGCTTGTGTCGGAACTGTGGGAGAAGCTAAAAGTGCCGGCACGAGGCACGGAGAGCCTCGCAGAGTACATGAACCTCAAAAAGGCACAGCAGGATGATTTGAAAGACGTCGGCGGCTTTGTCGGCGGTACGCTGCTCGGCAACCGCCGCAAAGCAAATAATGTTCAGGGCAGGGATGTTGTCACGCTCGACCTCGACAGCATACCCGCGGGGCATAAGGATGATGTGCTGCGCCGGGTGGCTGCACTCGGATGTGGCTATTGCGTGTACAGCACGCGCAAGCATCAGCCGGCAGCACCGAGACTCAGAGTGCTGTTGCCTTTAGATCGCACAGTGACAGCAGATGAATATGAGCCGATAGCTCGCAAGATGGCGGAGCTTATCGGGCTTGAATTCACAGATCCCACGACATTTGAGCCGAGCAGGCTGATGTATTGGCCGAGCTGCTGCGCAGACAGTGAATATGTCTATCTCGTGGGGGACAAGCCGTTTGCGTCTGCCGACGGCGTGCTTGCCCAATATTCGGACTGGCACGATGTGTCCCTATGGCCGGCTCTGCCGGGGCAGCAGGCTTTCACGAAGTTAGCAGTCAAGCAGGGTGACCCCGAAGATAAACACGGCACTGTGGGTGCTTTTTGCCGCGTTTACGACATCCCACGAGCGATGGATGAACTCATCCCCGGAATATATGAGCCCGTTGACAGCGCTCCCGGACGATATACATACCTCGGAGGCTCTACGACCGGAGGTGCGGTGCTGTATGACGATGGCAAGTTCTTATACAGCCACCACGCCACCGACCCCTGCGGCGGTCGCCTTGTCAATGCTTTCGACCTCGTCCGCCTGCACAAGTACGCTGAGTTGGATGATGAAGCGCAGCCGGGCACTCCGACAAACAGGCTGCCGTCCTATCTCGAGATGTGCAAATATGCCTGCGGTCTGAAAGCCGTTGCGACACTTATGGATCGTGAGCGCTATGAGAGCGCAGTCAAAGACTTCGAGGGCGTCGCAGCGGACAAAGAAGAGGACGCTGTTGACTGGATGACACTACTTGAGAAGAATGTACAGACCGGCGCCATAAAGGGCACGATAGACAATGTGCGTATAGTGCTCGAACACGACCCTCAGCTTGTCGGAAAGTTTGCACTCAACGAGTTTGCCGGGCGCGGAGAGGTGCTTGGGGCGCTCCCTTGGGATAAGCGTGACAAGCGCAGGCTGTGGGACGATAACGACAATGCCGGCTTGTACTGGTACCTCGAAAAGGTCTACAAGATAACAGGCAACGGAAAGATAGACGGTGCGCTTTCGCTCCATTCAAATTCGCACTCATTCAATGACGTAAAGGATTATTTGCGCGGCCTGATCGGTAAATGGGATAATGTCCCTCGTTTGGATAGTCTCTTCATAGACTACCTCGGCGCAAAGGACACGGCATACAACCGCGCCGTAACCCGCAAGGCGTTTACTGCGGCTGTTGCCCGTGCAATGACGCCCGGATGCAAATATGACAGCATGGTGATTCTGACCGGACCGCAGGGCATAGGAAAGAGTACGCTGCTCGACAAAATGAGCCGCGGATGGTTCAACGACAGTATACGCACCTTTGAGGGCAAAGAGGCATCGGAGCTGTTGCAGGGAGTTTGGCTTGTGGAGGTATCGGAGCTTGATGCTTTCCGCCGTACAGATGTCAGCCGCATTAAGCAGTTTTTGAGCCTTCGGGCGGACAGATTCAGAGCGGCATACGGGAGAAATGTCAAAGAACTGCCGCGCAGTTGTATATTCTTCGGCACGACGAATAACACCGACTTCCTGCAGGACACCACCGGCAACCGCCGTTTCTGGCCGATAGACACGGGCGAACAGCAGCACCGAAAGAGCGTCTGGAAGGATCTTGACAACGAACGCGATCAGATATGGGCTGAGGCTCTTGTGCGGTGGCAGGCGGGAGAACCGCTGTATCTGTCAGGAGCGATAGAAGAGGCCGCAAAAGCCAAGCAAGAAGAGCACCGTGAGACATCGAGCCGAGAGGGTATTATCCGTGAATTCCTCGAACGCAAAGTGCCGGAGGACTGGCAGTCATGGCCGGTCGAGCGGAGGCGGATGTTCTTTGATGATTCTATCGCGGGAAAAGAAAATTTGCATCTTGTGCCGCGAGACCGTGTGTGCGCACTTGAAGTGTGGTGCGAGGCATTCGGTGGAACGCCAAAAGAAATGAAGAGTGCAGATACGCGAGAAATAAATGCTATCATTGCGGCTACGCCGAAGTGGAAAAAGAGTGAAGTTACTCTACGATTTGGTAGCTATGGTGTTCAGCGCGGATTCTTACGAAAAGAGATGTAACATTCTGTGTAACAAAGTCGTAACATTCTGTGTAACATACGATTTTTAGACGTTTTTTGATAAAAATGTTACATGTAACAAAATTTTTGAGAAAAGTAGGTTTTTGTTACATTGTTACATCGAATGTTACAGCTGAAGCCATTGAAAACCAAGGCTTTTTAAATATTTGTAACATTGTAACATTTATTACTAAAGATTAGTGAATCAGAGAGTTTGAGAGTAAAAAAACTCTCTAATCCGCCTGATACGCGATGTGTATACGCGCGTACGCGCGGAAATGTTACAAAAGGAGGAAAACAATGCTTGAGAAAGAAATAGAACAGTACTTCTGCAAGGCGGTAAAAACGCGGTTGAGCGGTTGGCCGCTGAAGTTCACAAGCCCCGGCCAAAATGGTATGCCGGATAGGATAGTGCTTCTCCCGGGCGGAAAGATTTATTTTGTGGAGCTTAAAGCCCCCGGCAAAAAGGCACGAAAGCTGCAGGAGCATGTGCATCAGGAGCTGAGCACTCTCGGCTTTCCGGTACGGCTGATTGGCACGAGGGAGGCGGTCGACGATTTCGTAAGAGAGGTGCAGGCAGGTGGAATATAAGCCGCATAACTACCAGGCATACTGCATCGAGCGCATAGTGAATGATGAGGCTGTCGGTTTATTCCTGCGCCCCGGACTCGGCAAAACTTCCATAACACTGTCTGCAATCAACATCCTGAAGTACTATCGTTGGAGCATTTGCAAGGCGCTTGTAATCGCACCGAAAAAGGTTGCGGAGGGCACGTGGAGCAAGGAAGCGGCGAAGTGGGATCATCTGCAGCATCTGCGCGTAGTTCCTGTTCTTGGATCCAGCGCTAAGCGCATCCGCGCACTGAATACACCTGCCGACGTGTATGTTATCAACAGGGAGAATACAGCCTGGCTGGTTGATTATTACAAGCAGGATTGGCCGTTTGACATGGTGGTGCTTGATGAAAGCACGAGCTTCAAAAACGGCAGCAGCAAAAGATTCAAGGCGCTGAAGCTTGTACGCCGCTTTTTCAAGAAGACGGTACTTCTTACCGGCACGCCGTCATCACGCAGCCTAATGGATCTGTGGGCGCAGGTATGGCTACTTGACCAGGGCGCGCGGCTGGGTAAAAACATCACGCAGTTCAGGACACGATACTTCGACGCCAACACGCACGGCGGGCACTTTACGGACTATAAGCCTAAGAGCGATGCGGAAACAGCAGTTTTGTCCGCTATAAGCGATATTTGCGTCAGCATGAAGGCAGAGGACTATCTCGAATTGCCGGAGTGTATAAGCCACGAGATTCCGGTTGTACTTGATGCAAAAGCTCAAAAGGCGTACCGTGATTTTGAAAAGAACCTGCTGCTGGAAATCAACGAAGATGTTATAACCGCGAACACGGCAGCTGTGCTGACAGGAAAGCTGCAGCAGTTCTGCGCCGGTGCTATGTATGACGATGACCGCCGGGTGGTACATATCCACGACGCGAAGTTGGAGGCGTATCTCGAATTAATTGCGAGCCTGAACGGCGAACCGTGCATCACATTCTATGGCTACCAACACGACCGCGACCGCATACTTGCCGCACTTGAGAAGACCAAACTGCGAGTGCGGGTATACCGTGGCACGGCGGACGAAGACGCATGGAACGCCGGCGAGATTGATGTGTTGCTTGTACACCCGAGCAGCTGTGCATACGGGCTTAATCTTCAGGCAGGCGGCAGACATATCGTGTGGTTTACGCCGAATTGGAGCTTCGAACTGAACGATCAGGGTAAATGCCGCCTGTGGCGTCAGGGTTCCCCATACGACAAGGTGTATGTCCATTATCTCGTCGTGCAGGGCGGAGTCGATGAGGATGTTATGGCAGCCATCAGAGACCGGGCAGCCACACACGATACAGTCATGCGCGTACTTAAGGCACGAATACAAAAAGTCAAAGCGGAAAGGGTGAGATAAATCATGGCAGAAAAAATAAAGGTCATAATCAAAGAGCCGGGAAAAGCGCCGGAGATAAAAACTATAACGAACGACCTCGGCACTTTACAGAGCATCGTCGGTGGATACATCGAGACAGTAACACTCGCATCAGATTTTGTGATTATCTGCAACGAGGACGGTAAGCTCTGGAACCTGCCGTGCAATTTCGATTTCGGCGGACAAAGCTTTGTCGGGACCGTAGTGTTTGCGGGGGTAGATGGGGACAAATTTGCAGATGTGCCGGAAAGATTGGCGAGCTTTATGCCCGGTGGATATCATGAGGGGCGGTGACATCAGTGTCTGAGATTTGCCCGAATGAGCATTGTGTGTTTCTCGTCCAGACCGGCGGAGAAAAGCCTTTGTGCCCATTTCGGCATTGCTTGAAGCCGGAGATTGAAAAGCACGATAAGACCCGAGAGGAGGCTGTCAAATGACGCTTAAAGAGTTGTCGCAGCTGTACTACCTTGACAAGGAGATAGAGCTTGACCGTGAGAGGCTTGCGGAACTGCGGGCAAATTTGCTCTGCCCGAGGTCGCCGAACTACGACGGTATGCCGCATAGCCCGAACCCTGAGCCTGCGCTTGAACGCTGCATAGCGGAGATAACGGATCTCGAAGCTATAATCCAGGCTAAAATCGAGCAGCGCATATACGAGCGCAGCCGACTTGAGCGCTACATATCGGATATTCCCGACAGCCTGACCCGGCAGATATTCACGCTGCGCTTTATCGAGGGACTGACATGGGAAGATGTGGCGGTAAAGACTGGCGGTAATAACACCGCTAAGAATTGTAGCAATATTTGTTATCGCTATATTCGGCAAAGTTGAGGACAATGAGGAATTCATTTCTGTTAGCATTAGGATGAAGAATGTTACAGATATTCTATTCTTCATTTTTATGTCCCCTTTCACACACGCCTGCCCCGCGGCGTCATAAATAGCGGGGCTTTTGATTTACGACAAGAACGGAGGTGAACCCATGACCGACAAGCAAAGGCGGTTTGCAGATGAGTACATCATCGACTGCAACGCGACAAGAGCATACAAGGCTGCTTATCCACGGATAAAATCGGATGATGCTGCGAGAGCCAATGCGTCAAGGCTGCTAACAAATGCTAATGTTAAAGCCTACATCGAAGCAAAACTCGATGAACTGAGCTCGAAAAAGATAGCCGACGCGCAGGAGGTCATGGAGTACCTCACCGCCGTGATGCGCGGAGACAGCACGGCGAGCGTCGTGGTTGTGGAAGGTCAAGGCGACGGCTGCAGTGCGGCAAAGGTGCTGGATAAGCCGCCGGACGAAAAAGAGCGCCTGAAGGCTGCGGAGCTGCTTGGAAAGCGTTTCAGCCTGTTTAAGGATGGAATTGAAGCTAAGATAGAACCGTCTGACAAGCTCGACAGTATTCTGAGGCAGTTGAGCAGCAATGAGTGAGGTCCTGCTGAGTAAGAAGTTCCGCGATTTCCTCCGCTGCCGCTCGGCGTCGGTCGAGTTCCTCGAGGGGACGACCTATGCCGGCAAGACTACAGTCGGCATCATGAAGTTCATGTTTCGCGTCGCGGCGAGTCCGAAAAAGATTCACATCGTCAGCGGTCTGGACACCGGAACAATAGAAAAAAACATCATCAACAAGGAACTCGGCATTATAGATGTGTTCGGTTCCCGGGTAGAATACAACAGCGGCGGTAAGGGTCAGTACAGCTTGCCGCATATCGTCTTTCGCACAGGAGCAGAGGACAAAATAATCTATGTGCTCGGCTACGACAACAAAGCTCGCTGGAAAAAGGCTCTGGGCGGCCAGTATGGCTGCCTTTATATCGACGAGATAAACATTGCGGATATGGAGTATGTGCGCGAGGCGGCTATGCGTTGCGATTATCTGCTTGCTACGCTCAACCCCGACGACCCGAACCTGCCGGTGTATTCGGAATATATTAACCGTTCCCGACCGTTGCCCGAATATGCAGATGACGCGCCGACGGAACTGCTTGAGATGCTTTCCGAGCCGGCAATGCCCGGATGGGTGTGGTGGTACTTCTCGTTTGACCACAATGCCGCCCTGACACCCGAAAAGCGGCAGCAGATTATAAGCAACGTTCCCGCCGGCACGAAGATATATAAAAACAAAATACTCGGATTGAGAGGACGAGCCACCGGGCTTGTCTTTTCTAATTTTGACCGCAAGCGGCATGTTATATCAAAAGCGGCGATACGCAAGCGCTTAGAGGATGAGAATGATCCGTTTGAATTCATCGCGTTTTCGTCCGGGCTGGATACGGCGTATTCCTCGCAGTCTCCGGACACGATAGCAATGATGTTTCTCGGCATCACCGCCGACCGCAAGGTAATATGCCTGGACGAGCGGGTCTATAACAACCGAGACATCAGCGAGCCGATAGCGCCGAGCGACACGGTGCGCAACTACATTGACTTTTTGGAGCGCAACCGCAAGGAGTGGGGGCTCGCACGGAATGTCTTTATCGATTCCGCGGACCAGGCGACCATGACGGAACTTTTGAAGTACCGTCGGAATAACGCCTGTCTTTATTCTTTCAATAACGCCTATAAGGCGACAAAGATAATTGACCGTATAAACCTGCAGCTCGGCTGGCTGCACACGGGGCATTACCTTGTGTGCGACCACTGCAAGAACCACATCGCAGAGCTCGAATTGTACAGCTGGCAGCAGGACAAAGACAATCAGCCGGAAGACCGAAACGACCACACAATAAATGCGTCGCAGTACGGATGGCTGCCGTATGTTAAGCAGATCGGCGCAGTAACAGGAGGGTGATTAAATGAGCCTAGGCGACAGAGTCAGAACCGCCGTAAGGAACTTTTTGAATATCAGCACAGATAACGGAGTGTCTATAAATATCCATCAGCTTATGGACCATGACGCCGAAGTATTTAAAGACCGTATCTGGTATCGCGGCAGGGCGAACGAAATCGAAGAGCTTTATGCGCATATTCAGGACAACATAGGCAACGGACACTTTTGGGGCAGCAAGCCGACGCGCGGAATGAAGATCCGCAAAATTCACACCGGGCTGCCGTCACTGATAGTCGATACGCTGACCGATGTTTGTGTCGGAGACCTGTATGCTATTACCGTTGATGACCCCGACATGGGGAAGGTGTGGGAGGACATAGCCGAAGAAAACCTCATAACCGACATAATAAGCGACGCCGTCCGAGATACTTTGTATCTGGGTGACGGCGCTTTTAAATTGTCGTATGACCCCACGGTTAGCAAATTGCCGATTATTGAGTTCTATCCTGCCGACCGTGTGGACTTCGAGTATAACCGAGGCAGGATCGGCGCGGTTGTTTTCAAGACAAAGCGGACTATCAATCAGAAGCCGTATCTGCTCAAAGAGCGGTACGACTATGACAGCATAACATATTCGCTGGTGGATGTGTCGAACGATAAGGAAGTAGATATTTCTGCATTCCCGGAGCTTGAAGGATGCAAGAACATCAAAAATAACGCTCATTTCCTGCCCGCAGTGCCTTTGATGTTCCGGCGGTCAACTATCTACCCCGGGCGCGGAAAATCAATCTATGACGGCAAGCTCGATGATTTTGATGCCTTTGACGAGGTGTTTTCTCAGTGGATGCTCGCCGTGCGCAAAGGTCAGATAAAGGAGTACATACCAGTCGACCTGCTGCCGCGCAATGTCCGCACCGGAGAGGTTCTCGAAAGTAATGACTTTGATAATGATTATATCCAACTGCAGGGCAGCATGGCGGAGGGCGCGCAGCAGAAAATCGAGACGACACAGGGCACCATCCAGTATGAGGCTTTACTGTCCTCGTACTGCACTGCGCTTGACCTCTGTCTGCAGGGCATAATTTCCCCGTCCACGCTCGGCATTGACGTTAAAAAGCTCGACAACGCCGAGGCGCAGCGCGAAAAGGAAAAAACTACGCTTTATACCCGAAACAGGGTCACCGATGTCCTCAACAAGGCGCTGCGTGACCTTGTTCAGGCGTCTCTTGATTTTTATTGCACGCTCAACGGTCGTGAAAGCAAAGATGTTGAAGTGGCAGTCAATTTCGGCGGCTATGCGAACCCGTCCTTCGAAGCACAGGTCGAGACGATCGGTAAGGCAGCGACCAGCGGCATTATGTCAACCAAGACTCAGGTCGACGAGCTTTATGGCGACGACAAGGACGACGATTGGAAGGCGGAAGAGGTCAAGCGCATAAAAGAGGAGCGCGGTATCCTCGAAATGAACGAACCCGCGTTGAACGATTTTGATTGAGGTAACAACAGATGAGCGGCGTTGATTTTGACAGAGAGATAGCGCAGATCTATCGCGATATGGAGCTTTATCTCATCGAATCGATGCAGCGTAACCTCGCCCGTCATCTTGCCGAGGAGACAGACGCCGGGCTCAGATACCCTCAGTGGCAGGCGGAAAAGCTCAAGGAGCTGAAACGCTACCAACGCGAGAACCGGCAGATTATCAGCAGTCGAACTCGCGGTCTGTCGGACAGAGTATCGGAGCATATGAAAGCGGAGCTGCGGCAAGGCTCGAAGCATGAGCTGAAGCGCTATAAAAAAGCCCTCGGCAAGGGCTATAAATCCGCAAAGACCATGCGCAAAAGCTTCTTCAAGGTCAACGACCGAAAGATAAGCGGGATGATTAATGCCCTGCAAAACGATCTCAGTGCGGCAGATACTGCCGTGCTGCGTATGATGAACGACACCTATCGACAGACCATCTTTCGGGCAGGAATGTATGCCTCAAACGGCGTGATGACCGAAACACAGGCATACGATATGGCTGTGAAAGACTTTCTGGAACGCGGAATCAACTGCATCGAGTACCGCGACGGACGCAGGGTCAACATCGCGGACTATGCTTCGATGGCCGTTCGAACGGCGAATCAGCGGGCATATATGGTGGGTGAGGGTGAATTCCGCAAAAGCATAGGCGAGACGCTCGTAATTATTTCGCATCACGCTTCCGCCTGCAAACTCTGCAGACCGTTTGAGCGTAAGGTGCTCATTGATGATGTGTATTCCGGCGGCAAGCCGGACGACGGCGACTATATGCTGCTGTCCGAGGCGATGAAGCTCGGCTTGTTCCATCCTCGTTGCCGGCACGGACTCGGAACCTATTATCCGGAACTTGAAGAAATCAATCACTACAACAACGAGGAAAACGATGTTTCCGATTACGGACGATACAACCGTGCGCACATAGAAAACATGGTGCAGCGGTATAAGCGCCTGACAGTCGGCAGCGTCGATCCCGAGAATGTGGCGAGATATCAGGCGAAGCTCAAAGAGTGGGAGCGAAAAATATCACCCTATGGTGTTGAAAAATTCAAAAAAAGTGATATAATAAATATAAGCCAGTTTAGAACTACGGATGACCCATTGCGAGAAGCACTCGGAAGCGCAGAAGATTCAAATCCAAAGGAAATAAAGGCGATTAAAACTCATCTTGAGGAGATAGGAGTCTCGTTAATCAGAACGAAGGCTGAAAAACTTTCGTATTCACCGGGTCTATCAAAAGGTCAACCTGGAACTGTCTATATTTCTGAAAATGCGAGCTACGGTGCGTGGCTTCATGAACTTAGGCACGCAGAAGACGATATGAAAGACGGATGGCTCGGGATGAGAGTTTTTCAGAACCCGGAAAAATGTATTAAGCGTGAGATCGATGCTTATCAGGTGGAAATAGATCTGGCAAAAAGTATCGGAAGAAACGATATTGCAAAAAGATTGGAGGTGCTCCGTGATAATGAAATCAGTAAATACAAACAACAGTGTTAGTTCTCTTATATCGAGAATGTCTGCGAATGACATGAATGCGGTGTTATTAGGTGCTAAGTCAGATATCCCGATCCTTAATCTAAATGCCGTTATTTTTGGCGCAAAATCCAGATGTACATCGCCAGAATTTATTGAACTTCTTAAAACAAAAATGCTTGATTCGGGTGTTTCTTTTATGGGGATGCCTCTTGAAAGTTTTGCGACGGCAGCACTCGATGTTCTCGGAGTTCAAGAGTACAATGGAACCGACGATTTTATTTGTAAGTTGATAAATTCAGGCTTTAATCTGTAATAGTTTAATTTAATAATCACAGCGTTTTGCATTCAAATGCAAGACGCTGTTTTTATATATCCAAAAAACGTTTGCCTGTATCGTAAAACAGGGTAACAGTTGACCTTAACTGAGAAAAGGAGTGTAAAAAAATGGCAGAAGAAAACAAGAATGTTGAAACCACAGAGGGGCAGGGCAACGAGGAGCAGAACGAGCAGACTCAGCCCGAAAAAAAGTACACCGACGAGGAAGTAAACAACATCAGCGTCAAAAACAGCAAGAAGGCAGTCGCCAAGCTTATGAAGGAACTCGGTATAACCGAGAAGACCGACAGGGCAAAGGTCAAAGAGCTTATCGAGAAGGCGCAGCTTGATAAGCAGGAAGAGCCGGAGACGGACGGCGCGGAGCAGAACTCCCGAGCAGCCGCCGAACTCGCAGAGGCTCGTGCAATGGCCGAAGGCGCAGTCCTGGAAGCTGTGATGCTCGCGGCACATGTCAAAGCAGACAAGGTGTCTAAGGCGGTCAAACTCATCGACCGCGCGGACTGCCTCGACGATGACGGCAAATTCAGCCGTGAAAAAGCTTCCGCCGCAGTCGCCGAACTGCTCAAAACGTGGACAGAGCTGACCGATAAGGCTGAGGACGGGGGACCCGGATTCAGCATAGGCGGGGACGGTCAGGAAGACAAGAGCAAGAAAGCACCCGCCAAGAAGACAGCTCAAAAGAGTTGGAACAGATTTAACTACTAAAGGAGTGTTGAAAAATGCCTAACACGGCAAACTACGCAGAAAGATGGGAGCCTGAGCTTCTCGAGATCCTCACGCAGGATTCGCTCATTTCTCCCTTTATTACGACTGCAGTGAAGTGGCTCTCGGCAAAGACCTTCCACTTTACCCAGATGTCGACCAGCGGCTATAAGAGCCACAACAGAAACGGGGGCTGGAACCGCGGAGTCTTCGTGCAGACGGATGTTCCGTTCACCGTCACGCACGACAGGGATATAGAGTTCCTTGTCGATAAACTCGATGTCGATGAGACCAATGCGACAGCGTCGATGGAGAATATCTCCAAGACTTTTGTCCGCACGCAGGAGGTACCCGAGGCTAACGCCCTCTTCTTCTCCCGCGTCGCGGCGCAGGCAAAGAAGCTCGACGGCTATCATACCGAAACAAAGCTCAGCGATTATACCACTGCCAATGTCTTCGCCAAAATCAAGAAGGCGCTCGGCTCCGGCAAGCTCCGCAGATACAAGGCGATGGGTGCGCTTGTCGTCTACGTTAGGTCTGAGATAATGGATCTGCTTGAGGAGAGCACCGAGCTTGCAAAGAAGATAGAGATGACCCAGATAGCGGAGGGCGGCATCGGCATCGAGACCCGCGTCACAAAGATTGACGGTGTGCCGGTCTTCGAGGTCATCGACGATGAAGTGTTTTACGACGCCTTCGATTTCGACGGCGAGGATGGCGGCTTCGCGCCGGCAGAGACGACCTATAAGGCATCAGCCGATACCAGCGTTGTGGCCGGTAAGACCTACTACACCAAGAGCGGTAAAAAGTATACCGCCGTCAAGAGCCCGACCGGCAATCCGTCCACTTCGAGCTACTACGAGGTTGATGCTGCCGGCTCGAAGAAGATCAATATCCTGATTGCTTCGCCTCTTACCACGAAGTTCGTGCCGAAGGTCAACAGTATTTACTTCTTCGCACCGGGAGCGCACACCGAGGGCGACGGTTGGCTGTATCAGAACCGTGCTTTCTCCGATGTATTCGTATTCCCCAACGGCAAGGATAACAAGGTCGACAGCGTGTTTGTCGACACCGATATCGCTTGACGGAGTTGATGCATAATGTATGCTGACGTCAATTTCTACTTAGAATCTTTTCACGGTACGCAGGAGGCTTCGTGTGAAATCGAAGCCTCTTTGTCTTTGGCCGAGATAAAGATTGACGAAGCGACCTTCAACCGCATCAAAGGGCGCGGTTTTGAAAACCTTACCGAGTTTCAGCAGGAAAAAATCAGGCTCGCCGCATGTTACCAGGCGGATTATATTCACGAAAACGGATATGACGGCTCGGGTATACAGAGCTATAGCGTGCTTGACATAAGCGTTACGGTCAAGGATTCCGGCAAGGTCTACGAGCGACTCGGAATGAGTCCCGTAGCGTATGCCCTGCTGCAGCAGACCGGACTTACAGGGAGGATATCATGATGGCAAACAGCATTAAGAAACTGCCGTTCCCGGATTTCCTTTGCGTTACGCCTTGCGAAATACGGCTTGACGAGCCCGACATCAGTGAGGACGGAGAGCCGAAAACTCACGCCCCGATAAAAGCCTCCTGCATCTATTCCGAGCGCAGGAAACGGCTGTACGACAAAGACGGTAAATATACCGAGCTTGTCGGCAAGGTTATCGTAAAAGGCGATATTGCGCCGAAGATGCGCGAAATATCGAGCGGTACGATTACCATTCACAAACGCGAAATGACAATCTATTCGGGCATCAGAGCTAAAAATCCGGATGGTACGGTGAATCATACGGAGTTTGAGCTGAAATGAAGGTCACAGTGAAGCTCAACACGGCAAACATAAACCTCATTGAAAAAGCAATTTCCCGCAACCTGGTAAAAACGGCAGACGCGCTGAAGACGGATCTTCAGCAGGCGGAGACGATGCCGTTTAAGACCGGACAGCTGCAGAACCGCTCCACTTTCATCGACGACAAAGAAGCGGCCACGGGCAAGGTATATATCGTGTCCGATACGCCGTATGCCCGCAGGCTTTATTTTCACCCCGAGTACAATTTCAATCGGACTGAAAACAAAGCGGCGGGCGGAGCGTGGTTCGAACCGTATATCTCCGGTCAGAAAAAGGATTATGCAAAGCGGGTCTTCGCGAAATTCATGCAAAGGAGCTGCGGCGGATGACGCTGAAAGTATTAAAAGACTTTTTTAAAACCGCATACAGCTGGACGGACACTATCTCCATCGGGAAGATAGACGACGACGCTGAGAGAGCGATTTGTTTCTATCACTCCCGAGTCGGCTCGGCAAAGGTGCAGACTGTGGGCGGTAAAGTCAACAGAAGCTACGGCATGCTGTCTGTTACGGTTCTGCTGCGCTGGACACGAAATGCAGATGCAGCCGAAAACAAGGCGCAGAGCATTTACGACTTTTTCGATGAGAAAAACTTTGAAATCGACGGAAAAAGGGCATTCGTTATCTCCCGCTATGACGGTCCTATTGACTTGGGGACAGACGGCAACGGAGTATATGAATATTCTTTTGAATTCGATGTCTATTACGACAAATAAAAAAGGAGTGAAAATATGGCTAATTTTTCAGGAGTTTTCCCAGTGTATGATCTCGACATCGAGATATGCACAAGCGGCTCGACATTTGCGCCGATAGCCGACATGGAAAATGCAAAGCTTTCGATTGAGACCGGCGTAGAGACCTGGAGCTCAATCACCGAGGACGGCTGGCAGAGAGCGCTGGCGACCGCGAAGTCATACACGCTTTCCATGAGCGGCAAGCGCAATATAGGTGACCCCGGCAACGATTATATTGCAGGACTCGCGCTCAAGAACGGACGCGACTGCGATTCCAAAATCAAGGTGACATTCCCCGACGGTGCGGAGTTTACCGGCGATGTCGTCGTGTCGGTCAGCGATTATGCCGGCGACGATGCGACCGCCGTCAATCCGCTGGCGTTTGACCTTATCAGCAACGGCAAGCCGACCTACACACCGGCTACGGGCTCATAATTTTCGGGACTGCTGCACAATGCGGCAGTCCTATTTTTATCCAAAATCTCAAAGAAGGAGCGAATCAATATGAGAATAATCGATACAGGCGACGCCATTCTTTCGGGCGACAATCATCCGCAGCTTAAAATCGGCGACAAGCTTTACCTTGTCGATGACAGAAAGTCCACCTGGGACAAGATTCAGCAGGTGCAGAAAAGGGGCGGCGATAATGCCGATGCCGAGATTCTCGCCCTTGCGCTCGGCAAAGAAGCGGTTGCCGAGCTGGTAAACAACAGCGATATATCTGTGTCAGGTTATACGAATCTGTCATTTTACGTTATGGCAGCCATAACCGGCGAGGACTATGAAGATCTCAAGAAAGCAGCCAAAGAAAGAAAAAACTAACCGAAGAAGCCTATTACGACGAACAGTTTGACGAGTTGCTTATTGTGGCGTCATTCGCCAAGCAGTACGGTATTAGGCTTCTGACGGAAGACATATCGGTCAGGGAGTACAGGAAACTGCTGGCAGGCATTATGCACGATACGCCGCTCGGATATGTTATCTCGGTCAGATCCGAAAAGGACCCGAAGAAGATACGCGAGATGACGAATGCCGAGAAGGATATCCGCCGAAAGTGGCAACAGTTCCGTGCTGCTAAGGCGGGTCCTGTGCAGTATACGATGACCGTGGAACAGTTCCAACAGCTCTTTAAAAATCTCGCAGGGGGGTGAGAATATGCCTTTGGGCACAAATGTCGGTTCTGTTTTCTTCGACATAAAGGCGAATCAAAGCGCGTTCAAAAAAGAAATAAAGGGCGCCGCAGGACAGGCTCAGAGCGTGTTTTCGTCCGCGATGGGCAAGGTCGGCAAGGCAATAGGCGTTGCGTTTTCTGCGGCTGCCGTCGTCTCTTTCGGCAAAAAATGCGTTGAGGTAGCGAGCGAGACGCAGTCCGCGTGGGTGGGTCTGAGTTCCATCCTGAACGGGCAGAAGAAGTCATTCGGCGAAGCAAACAGGTTTATCCAGGATTATATTTCTGACGGTCTTGTGCCTCTTAACAACGCTGTGACGGCATACAAGAACCTCGCGGCTCGCGGATACAATACCGAGCAGATAGAAAAGACGATGACCGCGCTGAAAGATGCCGCGGCGTTCGGCCGTCAGGCGTCTTATTCATATGGTGATGCCATCTCCACGGCGACGGAGGGTCTGAAAAACGAAAATTCTATCCTTGTTGACAACGCAGGTGTTACCAAGAATGTGGCGAAAATGTGGGAAGATTATGCCAAGTCTATCGGCACAACAACAAACGCACTTACGCAGCAGCAGAAGATAGAAGCCGAAGTCAACGGCATCATGGAGGAAACAAAGTGGCAGACAGGCGACGCTGCAAAATATGCCACTACTTTCGCCGGCAGGGTCGCAAAACTGTCTGCGACATTCACGTCATTAAAAACAGAAATCGGCAATGTGATAATACCGATACTAAACCTTTTTATCCCGGCAATTCAGACCGCGCTTGACGCGCTGCTGAAGTTTTTGGGTCTGCTGAAAACGGTGATGGCATCAATCGGGCTTGAGATGCCCGATGTGACATCCCTTGGCGGCGTAACTGCGGGGGCAACGGAGGCCGCCGAGGCTATTGACAACACCGGCACGGCTGCCGAAAAAGCCGCCAAGAAAGTCAAAAAGGCTTTTGCGTCATACGACGAGATCAATGTGCTTAGCAAATCAAGCGCATCCGATACCGGCACGGGCGGAAGCTCGGCGGGCGCGTCGGGGGTTGAAGCGGCGACTATAGGCGGCGTAAACTCGCTGAAAGACCAGCTGTCAAGCGCATCGGCGGAGCTGGGTACATTCTTTGACCCTCTCGCCGATGCCTGGCAGGCGCACGGAGAACCGATTGTACAGAGCATAAAAAACGCCTTTAACAATCTGAAAGAGGTTGGAAAGGGCGTGGGCGATGTCATAAAAAATTGGTGGCAAGGCGAGGGCGGAAGGTCGTTTGCCAACACAACACTCGAGCTGTTTGAGAAAATAGCAAGAGCTGCCGAACGTGTCACAAAAAGCATTAAATATATCTGGGATAACGGCGGTAAAGACACCTTTAATAATCTTGTGAAGATATTGGGCACTGTCGGAGAAATCATCATGATCGTTGTCGGTTATATTGCCGATCTCTATGGCGATCTTGTGGAGGGATTCGCCCCGGACGCTGCCGAAGGTTTGCAGGGCGTAAACGACAAGTTGTCGGCGTTTAACGGCGTGCTTGAGTGGCTGAAAACGGATGGAAAACCAATTCTTGAGGGCCTCGCGTATACCATAGGGCTTGTCGGTGCAGCATGGCTTGCTTATAAAGGCATTATGATTGCGGTAGAGGTCGCAAGCAAGGCTTATGCAGCTGCGCAGGCGGTTGTCAATGCGGTCATGAATGCGAATCCTATCGGGATTATTGTGACTTTAGTAGCAGCGTTGATCGCAGTTATAATTTTGTGCGCAAAGCATTGGGACGAGCTGAAAGCAGCAGCTTCGAGAGCTTGGGATGGAATAAAAGCCGTATGGGCAACAGTGGCGAATTGGTTTAGCGTAAACATCATTGAGCCGATTAAAAACTTTTTCTCGAACCTCTGGGCAGGAATAATGACAACCTTCGCGAACGTGAAGACATACTTCCAGCAGAAATTTAGCGAAGCGTGGGCGGCTATCAAGGGTGTGTTTGCGCCGGTAGGGTCATTTTTCTCGGGAATTTGGGAGACGATACGCTCTAAATTTTCGACAATAGGAACAAAGGTCGGCGAAACGATGGGTAATGCCTTTAAAACGGTCGTTAACAAAATCATATCGTTTGCCGAGCGAACCATAAACGGATTTATCCGCGCGATAAACCGCGCTATATCACTCATCAACAATATCCCCGGAGTGAGTATATCGCCGCTCAGCGAATTGAATGTTCCCAAGCTCGCCCAGGGTGGCTGGGTAGCGGCAAACAATCCGCAGCTTGCTATCGTCGGCGATAACACCCGTGAGGGCGAAATAGTGTCGCCCGAGTCAAAGATTCGCGAGCAGGTCGAGCTTGCGCTCGCCAAGGCGGGCGGTTTTGCCCAAAAGGTTAAGCTGCAGCTCGAACTGCTTATCCGCTATCCCGACGGACGCACGATAATCAAAACTATCAACGAAGCCCAGATAGCCGAGGGCAGGATTCTTCTGGAGGTGTAAAGTGTGGAAAAATATGAAGTGCTTATAAACGGCAGCATAACACTCACCGCCGACGGGATGGGCTGGGAATATCCGCAGACTGACTCGGAAGGGTCGGGCGCGACCGATGAAAATTTGATGATCCGCGAAGTTCTGCCGGAGCGCGACAAGCTCATTCTGACATTTGAAAAGGATAAGACCGAGGCGGAGATCAGGAAAATTCTGCAAGTCAGGGCGATGACCGAATGTACTGTAAAATTTTATGATCTTCGTGCCGGTGCGTTTTTGACTAAGACGATGTACCCGGTTTCTGATGCAGTGACGGCACACGCGCTGATTAACGGCGAATACGTCATTGAGGCGTTTGAGCTACGTTTCGTTCAGACCGTTCCGAACAGTTAAGGAGGACAAAATATGTACGCAGCGAGTACAAGCTATAAAAACTACATAGCATCCTCCAGGGTCCGTGTGCCGAAGTCAAAAATAGTAGTAGGAAATGCGACTTATACCGGACAGCAGTATTTGAAAACATACCCGAAGATATCGCATTCCAACAGCAAAATGATAGGCGGGTTTCCGGCGAAAAGCTGTGAGTTTGAGATATACAATCTCGACGGGTCCATAGACCTGAACGGAAAAGAGGTATCTGTATATCGTGGACTCGAGATAAACGGTTCGGTGACATGGATTCCGTTGGGGCTTTTTACTGCCAAGGACGAGGACATTACAAACAACAAAACTGCACGGTCGATATCTTTCAAAGGTACTGACCGTGCAGTGCTTTTTGACTGCGCGTATGGCGGCAGCCTGACTTATCCGACAACATTGGGCGCTTTCGTGCGGGAGATATGCACGCGTCACGGCATTACGCTCGAGACAACGACTTTCCCGATGTCGACTTTCAAGCTGACAGAAGCGCCGAATATGGACGCCTCAGTTACGGACCGAGAGTTGATCTCCCGCGCCGCCGAACTCGGCGGCTGCATAGCGCAGATAAGCCGTATCGGGGGACTGCGCATAAGCAAGCCGGTCAGTACGGGTATTCAGATAGGCAAGGCGCGGTATAAGGCGGTTTCAAAGGAGCCTAAGTTCGGCGTTATAAACTCATTGGTCTTCGGGCATGACGGATATGACGACGATATCACATACCCGTCAACCGCACCGGAGAATCTTTGCCAGTGGCGCATAGACGATAATCCTTTCATCGACAAAACGCGGGAGAGTAGCATAAAAACCATCGCTGCGCAGATCTTCGGCATGTCAATCGTGCCGTTTCAGATAACCGACTGCATTGATGATTATATTCTCGACCTGAATGACAGCATAAGCGTCCAGGATAAGGACGGGACATATTTCACGGCTACGGTGCTGCAGATAGAAACTACTGCTCGCATCAAGTCAAAAGTGTCCGCAGAGGCTCAGATAGTCAAGAAAACTGATTACAAGATGGCAGGCAGCGTTATGCAGACGCTCAAAAAGGTGCAGCTGCAGGTTGACCACCAGAACCTGAGTATTCAAACGCTCGTCCAAGACATGAACGGGCTGTCCGGCGAGATGAGCACGCTGAAGCAGACAGCGAGCAGCATCCAGTCAAAGGTGAAAAAAATCGAAGGAGATTATGTCACTTCGTCGACTATCGAGCAGCTGAGTAACGAGATAAATATCCGTTTTGATAATCTCGGCTCACCGTCCGAACTGAGCAACGCAACAACGACCATAAATGCGCAGGGCATAAAGGTAAAAGACGGCTCATTTACGGCAGAAAGTGAGGGGTATAAAGCGGATCTATCATCGGGCGTGCTTAAACTTTATCAAAGTACCGGAACTGCGAGCGAGGGCAGCCAGCAGTTTTTTGGCATGGCAAACACGCTTGTATGGCAGAGTTCAACCGTAGCAAACTGGTATGCGACATTCGCTACGGTCGATTATACGCTTGGCGGCAGTAGCAATGCCGGGTTTCGTTTCGGTAAGTCCGTGAACAATGGCACGGACTATGTAACCTCTGCAAAGCCGTGGGCAGATATGGAGACTGCTTGGCAATACGATTGGATGCGAATAGAAGCTGATGCAACCAAAATAAGAAAAACTCTGATAACCAATCCTTTGGGATACAACCAGTTTGCGGGGTTGAAACATTATAGACCTGTCGGCGGATTGGATCTGTATTCGGCGGCGTTTGGCGTTGGCGGACAATCGAATTTACCATCCGGCGCAATAGAGGTCTGTGATAAGAATAACGCTATTATCGCCAGGAGTGATATCTATCAAAACGCTGACGGTGAAATCACACTGAAGCTCACCGGCTCGAAATATACAGGTTATATTATCGTTGGTGATGACGGTGTTTATGTCAGATATGGAACGGGTAAGTCGATTAAAATAGCACCACAATAACAATCACGAGGTGATGATATGACAGAATCAAAAGCAGTAGAAAAAATCAAATCTCGCATAGCCGAGATCGAAGCCGAACAGAAAACTTATGAGAATTGCCGCATGGTGTGCATCGGCATTAAAGACGAACTCAACAAACTGCTGTCCTCGCTCGAAGAGGACGACAAAGACCGGGAAGCAGGTGAAATTATTGTTGAAGAAGATGAGACAGTGTCGGCTTAATTTTGCCGATAACCGATATGACTGCGAAGCCGGAATAATAGGGGAACATTACGCCACGGAGCTTATTGTTACTCCACCGGCTATCATGCCGACAGAGGCAGTGTATCGCCTTTGCTTTGAGCCCGGCGGTCTATCGGAGATAATTTTACAGACCACGGACGGAGCATTTTCATATCCTCTGCCGTCGGCGGTCACGGCAACACCCTACTGCTGCGTAACGCTTATCGGATATGTCGGCAGTGAACAGATTTATAAGTCCAGAATGGTGAGACTGCACTTTTCTCAAACGGCGGACGGTGACAGCTCTATAGATCTGCAACAGCCCGGCATTGTCGATGAAGTCAACCGGAACACCGCTGCCAGGCATTCGCACGCCAACAAGTCGGTCATTGACCTGTTGACCGCCGATGATACCGGCACGCTGCTATACGATGGCAAGACTGTAACAGGCGCATCCGATTTAACAATCGGAATGACAGTCGAGGAAGACGGCGAAAAGTTTAAGGTCACGTCTTGTGACGCAACGATCGAGCAAATAGATGACGCTTTAGTCAGTGGTCAGAGAATTGCGGTTGTTGTCACGGGAGAGAATGCAAAATTTTTACTGCCTATGCTCCAAGGAACACAAGGAGAAGCATATTATTTTGGCTCATTTCTGTTAGGTCAAACTGCTGCCGCTTATGTTTGGAAGGACACATCTTCAGGCATAAGTACTTGGACTTTCGGAATGTATCAAATCGAAGCGGAATCTGTTGACTACTCCAACGCCGCGATGCCGCACATATCGACGGTCGGCGGCGCACTCGACGAGCTTGTAAAAAAGTCGGGGCATACTCACGCCAATAAAGATGTTCTTGACAAGCTTTCTGCCGCTAACGGCAAGCTCCAATATGACGGTTCGGATATATCCATCACAAAAAACGGCGTCATCAATGTGCTCGGTTACACCCCGCAGGCGGTCTCGACAAAAGTCGCCACAGGCTCAAACATAGCCCTTGCCGATAACACCGAGTACCGGCTTACGGATGTCACAACCCTAACGCTGACCTACCCGACAAGCAACTTCGAGTGCTGGATGCGCCTGAACTTCGCGGCGAGCGGCGATATAACGGTCACTCTGCCCGCCGGCACGGGATATATCGGCACAGCGCCCGATTTCAAAAATGGCGAGACATGGGAGCTGAGCTTCAAAGATAAAATTTTGGCGGCGCAGAAGGTCGGTGACGGCACTTGATAGGACGAAGAAAATTCTTTTCGCGTGCCGCGCGGCATATCGAAGGTCTGCCAGAGGGCTATACCGCAGTCGAATATATCCAGTCGTCGGGCACTCAGTACATCGACATCGGGCGCAAGCTGACGCAGGAATCTGATATCACCATAGATTTCAAAATAGTCGGTGAAATTATCAGGAACGCAGGCATATTCGGTTCGCGCACAAGTCCGTTGAAAAACAATCTTGCATTGTTTCAAAGCGTAAGTCCGAACGTTTTCGCGGGCGATTTCTCCGAATATCAAAAGCACCGTTTTACGACGGCTTCATCATTGGAACGAATGAAAATCCAAATGAACAAAAACGGCGCGTGGGCTAATGATATTTTAAAAAAATCTTGGGGCGATATCGCCGACTTTGAGACTCCGACGAACGGACTGATATTTGACGTCGGAACCAACAACTGGACGGGCAATAAGGCTGTTATGCGGTTATATAGCTACACCGACGGCGATGCGCAGCGGCTTATCCCGTGCCTCGATGCAAACGGTGTGCCGTGCCTTTATGATCTTATAGGCAAAACGGCGCTCTATAATCAGGGCGCGGGCAGCTTCACATGGGGGTGAAAATATGATATACGGAAAACTGGTCGGCGGTGCTCTGCACGGTGCGCCGAGACCGATAAGAACAGAAAATGGCGATGTTTTCACAAACGACCCCGCATTGCTTTTGCAGTACGGATACAAGCCGATAATCACGGCGGAATATCCGTCCGACGGCGGGTATTACACCGAGTCGTGGACGGAGACGGAATCCGAGATAAAGCAGATTTGGACAGCCGCCGAGCCGCCCGAAGATATATCGGCGGACGAGGCGCTGGATATCATCACAGGGGGTGCGGATATATGACACGGACGCAGGCAAAACGCTTCCGCGAGATGATAACAAGAGCCGCCGCGAAGCTGACAAACGCCGAAGCTCTGACAAGTATCAGCTTGTTTGAACCGTGGAGCGGCGAAAAGGATTATTCTATCGGCGACAGGGTGCGCGACGGCGGGAAACTCTACCGTTGCTACAATGCGATATCCGCCAATCCCACATGGCTACCGAGCGCAACTCCCGCACACTGGGAGCGCGTGACTGTCGGCGAGGACGGCACTGTGAGCAACCCGATTACAGCTGCCGCTGGTATGCGGTATTTCAAGGACAAGTACTATCTCGACGGCGGCAAAACATACAAGTGCATACGCGACGACAGCAACGGTCAAGGTGCGATTTTACAGTATCTGCCGTCGCAACTTGTGGGCATTTACTTCGAGGAGGTGACGGGATGAGCGTGTGGGAAGTTTTTTTAGCCGCAATAGGTGCATGCGGGACGGTGTGCACCATTATCCTTGGGTATCAAGCCTATAAGCGAAACGGCAAGAGCGACAACCGCGACGAGGGCAAGAAAGACGGTGTTGTTTTGACGGAACTGGGATACATAAAAAGCGGTGTCGATGACATCAAACGAAAGCAAGAAAAGCAGGATGACAGCATAAGGGAAGTCGTTGAAAGACTGAGTTCTGTTGAATCGTCCGCGAAACAAGCACACCATCGGATAGACGGCTTGGAGAGCCGTATGAGCGAAAAATAAGGAGGTCACATTTATGTTTGCAGAATTTTGGTCGGAGTACGGTATGACATTGATCTACACCGTTTTAACGGCGGTGCTCGGCTTCATCGGAATCGCGATAAAGCAGATTCTTTCGAAGCTTTCCGCCGACAAGACTAAAGAGTCGGTCGTGAAAACTTGTGTCAACGCAGCGGAGCAGCTGTATAAAGATTTACACGGCGAAGAAAAGCTTGCGAAGGTCAAGGAAAACATCGTTGAAATGCTCAATGAGAAAGGCATATCAATATCTGATATCGAGATGGACATGCTTATCGAAGCGGCGGTTGCGGAAATCAACAAGCAGCTTAAGAAAAAGGAGGGTGCTGAAAATGGCAAAGACTAATACAGGGCTCGTGGCATACGCAAAAGCGAACATCGGCAATCCGTATTGGTACGGCACCTTTGGGCAGGTCGGCACACAGACGCTGCTTGACTCGAAGCGCAAGCAGTATCCGTCTTTTTATACAAGCGCCAGATATGCGGCGTGCAAGAAAGATATCGGCAAGCGCGTGCATGACTGTGTCGGTTTGATAAAAGGCTACCTGTGGAGCGACAGCGCTACAGCCGCGCCGAAATATAACGCCGCGCAGGATGTGTCGGCAAACGGCATGCTCTCAAAATGTACCGAACACGGCAACATAAATAAGATGCCAGAGATCCCCGGCGTCCTCGTTTTCATGGATGGTCATGTGGGTGTGTATGAGGGCAACGGCTATGTTATCGAGTGTACCGTCTCATGCGGCGGTGGCGTCGTCAGAACCGCGCTTAAAAGCCGTCCCTGGGTACATTGGGGCAAATGTCCTTGGATAAGTTACAACAGCACTACAGCGGCACAGAAGCCGTCAGAATCGACCTCGAAACCGGGCGGCGGCATAAAGGTCGGAGATAAGGTGAAGATAACCGGCACGAACTATGCCACGGGACAGCGCGTACCTACTTGGGTGAAGCTGCGCAAATACACCGTAAGCAAGGTGCAGGACGGTAAAGCTCTGCTCAAGGAGATCAGCAGCTGGGTGCATACCAAAGATATAACAGTAGTATCGACGGCAAAGAAAGGTGTTGCAGTCGGTAGCACAGTGACTATCAAGAAAGGTGCTGTTTACGGCGGCTGTACCTCAGCGCGCGGAAAAGCGGTCCCGTCCGCTCAGCTTGCACCGACAAAGCACAAGGTAAGCAAGATACAGACAAACAAAGGCGTCAAAGAAGCCCTGCTCGGCGATATATCGAGCTGGGTAGCGGTGGCGAGCCTTGAGGAGGCATGA